TCTACAACTGGTGCAAATTGATCGCTCGATAAACTTTCTACATTTTCATTTTTAACATCTGTTACAATATCTTCACCCGACTTCAATCTCAATAATTTTACTGCCATAATATATTACTCCTCACGTTTCTTGCCAATATTATATTTTGTCTCCAACAACCATTCATCTTTTTCTCTATAAGATAAAACTTTTATTTGTGATAACGGAGCCTTCTGCTCATTGTTACCTATAATCTTTATCAAGTCCCAATCTTCCAATAACCCTGCAATCGTATTTCGTCGTTCTAAATCATTAATAGATATGTTAGTTGGCTTGCCGTCTAGGGCAAACAGCTCTTTAAAATGTACTATAAAATAACGACCTTGTTTGTGTAGGATATGACACGATTGATATAACTTTCTCTCCTTGCGAGAGGCAACCCCTATGCGGGATAATGTTTCACGAACTTTTAAAAAATCATCGGCTTCATTCAACGTCACCTCGAGCATTAAATCAGGAGTCCACTCCAATTCTTCCATGTTTACCACCTCGACTTATTATTCTTTTTATGTGTTCAATTTCTTCATCATCTAGTATGTCAAGTGCTTGTCTGGCTTTCTCATTATTATAACCATAATATTCTTTAACATACTCAAGATTTTTAATCTTACTGGACCTAAGCCACTTACTAAACCTTTTCTTAGGTCGTATACTATTTAGAAAAAATTGAAACTGTAGACGCTTATCGAGGTAATGCATCCGATTCATTTCGTTTACATACAAAATACAGTCAGGAAAAGCTGACAATGCTTTGTTTACTATATAAGCTGGGTACTTCTTCTCCCAAAACTCATCTTCACCCGCCATCAAATCTTCTTTCTTATGATTAATGGCGTTCATATAATCTTTTAATTCGTACATTTTAAAAATAATTAATGTTTATTAATATCCTATGTGGTTTATCTGTGGCTGTTGTTCCTGTGTGTCTTAAATAGCCCGGAAAAGTAATCATTCTATTACTAACACTTTCTACTTCCTCTTTAGTATCTTCAAAAATAGTAACACCATTATTAGTATTTAAATAAAAAATAGAAGTATTAATATTCTTAGGCGCATTAGAATCTTCTATATCTATATGAAAATCATGTGTCACTCTTTTTTCTGTTCGAGGTAGATAGTTTACCTTAACTCGTAAAAGAGTAAAAATATTCATTCTTTCAAACAAACAAGCAAAGTCTTGAAGCCAATTAGTTTTCATATGATCCTTAGCATACGCAGTATGAGAAAACTGTAAATTATCTCGGCCAATATAGTAAGAACTTTTTTTATCAATCTGAGGATTTAAAAACCAAGGAAACTTATTACTTAACAACACGCTTTCTACCGATTCTAATTCTTCTTTATCTAAAAAATTATCAACTAATTCATACATAGTGTTCTCTATTTTTCCACTTCCCTTCATATATAGTTTCTGGATTAACCTTACCAACTAACCAATTATGTCTCCAAGGTTTCCACCCTTGCCTTAAATGTTTTATAAAAGCATCGGGATGTGTCCATACTTTTAACCCATCTTCTTGTAATTGAAAAGACCAAAGATGGTCTGAAGCTCGACCATTAGGCCAAGTCATTAATGGATACTTTAAAAAAATTTCTCGATGTGCTATAGACATAGCAAAATTTGCCATCCTGGTTCGTATAACCCCTACTTGATTTTCTACCCATTTCATAGGTAACCATGCCGGATATTCTTCTCTACTAGGCCCCTTTTCATTTTCTAAAATTTCTGGTAGCCTCCCCTGACTTACTGTACTTATATAACTAAAAGTGCCATCTCGCTCTATATGCATATTCATCCAACCAGTAAACACATCGTACTCTGTCATTTCCCCATACTTTAAAATAGTATCAGCTGCTTGTTTACTTACTACACCATCATCACTCATAACAATGTAATGACTATAATTTGTTTCTTTAATATACTGATTCATTTGAGCCATTACTTGTGGCTCTGTATAGGCTCTAAACCATACTTTAGGAATATCTATATTTTCTTTAAGTGAATTAATAGCCTCATCTATCCGACGAGGTTGCATAATCATTAAAACTGGATCAAAGGCCACGTTCTTTTATTAGTTGTGTCCATCTAGCAGTTTCTTCCAATAACACAAACTCATCTATGTCCGATTTATTCAATGCATACATATTCGTTTTCAATCTCCGGGCGGGATTGCCAACCCAAGTTTGACCTGGTTCAATTCTTGATTTCTTGGGTACAACACACCCCATACCCAACATAGACCAAGAACCTATTACTTGATACTGATGTACTGTCACACCCATACCTAAATTACTCTCTTTCATTACATTAACATTACCACCAATCTTTACTCCACAACTTAAAGTTACTCCATCTTCTATAACACAATCATGGGCAACGTAAGCCTTGTTTAATATAATAACATTATCACCGATAAAAGTCAAGTCATCATTAGTACCGCTATTAATTATAGAATATTCTCTAAAAATTCCATCAGAACCTATCATTGTCCGCCCATCTTTATGCCAATGTTTTATATGTTCAGCTCTACCACCAATGGAACAGTAAGCCTCAAATCTATTATTATTTCCTATCTCTACTTTACCTGTAAAATAACAAAACGGGCCAATATAATTATCTTCACCAAGCTCAACATCATCTCCTATTACTGCCGTAGGATGTATTACATTGGAAAGATAACTTTGTAGCAGATTATCGTTACTCATACCCAATGTACTCCTACCCATGGTTCGCCAGGCAATTCGTGAGGTTTAGGCTTACCGTGAAAATATATAATACTAGATTCTCTTATTGATACAAATTTTGTTTGAATGTGCATCTTATAACTAGCTATCTCTGGAAAATAATGATCTAAACAAGGACTATCACCATAATAATTTCTTAACAATACCATTTCTGAAGGATGTCCTTTGTATAAACACTCTTGCATTAGTTTATTTTCATTCGCCTTCCACCATGGCCAAATCTCTGCACAAAATTCTGGAGTAGCCATAGTTACTGCATTACAAATTTTAAAATCTTCAAAAGGATCTTTGCATACAGCTAACTTCTCTGGTTTGTAAGCAAAAATTCTATTTAAACTACCAGTAATAATAGTATCAAGTCCTAATGTGACTCTATTACCCGCAGCAATATCTGGACGGTACCACTCCATCAAACTCATCCACCCATATTGGTCTACTGAGCGATCAAATCTAACTAGTTGTATATTACTTTCATCAAATGTATAATTTTGATCTGCTAAACATATAAACCCAAAGGGTCCATCATAGTTTCGTGCAATACCTCTATAAAGTTTCTCTACCCACTCCGTAGTATAAACCCCTACATAATTTTTAGTCTGTGGAACCAAGGTATTAAAACCATTAAATAGCGCTGTTACTATTGTTATATCTGGTTCATAATCTTCACGATTCTTCCACATTATTTTTCCCGCCTCTAACCTTGCCAGCCGCAACTTTACTTTGTTGTATAGTCCAGCCGAAACCGTCATACTCTAACTCTAATAGTATTTGTTCTTCCCAATCTAAATCTTCAAATTCTTCATCTGTTAAAGACAGGACTTTACTCCCATCCTTTTTTAAATATACACTCACACTAATGAATTTCTTATAATAGCCATATCATAACCTTCCTTATCAATTTCACATCCAAAATATTGTCTGTTTAATTCTTTAGCACATTGCAACACTTGGCTAGAACCCGCAAAAGGATCAACTACTAAATCATTCTCTTTAGTCAAGGTATTTATAACTAATTTACAAAAAGCTTCATGCCAAATATAATAGGTAAATTTGCTCTTTTGTGTTTTATATACTAAGATATGTTTTAACCATTCACCCTTTCTTTCAATTGTACCCGAAACTGAAAACACACATAGATGTTGATAAGGAAAAATATACTGGCTCTTATTGTCTATACTATTCTTTACTATGATTTTATAATCTTTAAGAATCCATCCCAAAGACTCCATATGTCTAATAATAAATGTATGTTTAGCATACACTCGACCATCTATTTTTCTATCTGATTGACACATAACAATAAAGCCAGAGTCCTTTACTATGCGATCAAACTCTCCCATAGCTTTACTAAGAAAATCTTGATATACTCCAACATCGTCTGTGCCTATATCATATAAATCTGGTGGACTAGTGAATACTAAATCTACAGAATTATCTGGTAGTGTCGGTAACACATTAAAACAATCATCATTAACAAACCATTTCATTAGCCACCCTCTATAGGTGGCATAATAACTATCTCATCACCTTCAGTTATTGGTTGAAACCAGGCATCAGCATACATTGTACCATTAATAGCCACATTACAATTATCCCAACCATAATTAGGAAATTTCCTATCTAAAGCTTTAAGTAACTGCATAATATTAGTAGACCCGTATATCTCAACTTCTCTTTTGCCAGTTAAGGTTGCAAATTCACCTGTTAGTTTTACTATCATTTTTGAAATATAAAAATCGGCTCTCGTTTATGCTTACCTTCTTGAGTAGCCAACTGTAAATACCATGTATCAATATGTTTAAAGTGAATCATCTTGGCTAGCCTCAAAGTTTCATCTTCAAAATTCTTAATTCGTGCTGTGTTTGCCACATTCAATAACATATATCCACCCGGCTTCAAACCATAATGACATTTATCTATTGTATTAAATAAGAAACCATTAAGCCATTCTTCTTTTGTTGGATATTTTTTATACGATTGTGTATCTTCTTCTGAATATTTTTCCCAATCAAAATAGGGTGGTGATGTAAAACATAAATCAACTTCACAATAAGGAGGCCAAAAATCTTCACTCCCTACCTTATGTAATTCTATAGTTCTATTTTTACTTCCCCAATCTTCTTTAATCTGTTCTAAGCCTTCAAAGGTTTCTGTGCATGGGTCTGTACCGATATAGTTTACATCTGCAGCAATTGCCCCCAACAAGCGACCACCATAACCACAACTCATGTCCCAAGTAGTACCTGTTTTACCACCAAACAACGGCGATGCCTTCTCTAAAAACTTATCATAGATTACAGCCGCCGATGTTGGTCTAAAATTAGAAACTGCTTGTGTACCTGCATAACGCCTTAGAATAGAGCGTATGTCTGATGCAGTTATTTTATGGTATTCTTTCTGTGACCAAAAAGTACCATCTACTATCTTACTAATACCATGTTTTAAAGATTTTTCATCTTCCCAAACTGATATAGGTGTTTTCATATACCCACACTTAATCTTCCAATGGTGTGGCATATAACTCCAGGCTAATGCCAACCCATGTGTAGATAGGCCTAGAGTTTTCTTTTGTGGTCGTAACATCTTCGACCTATCAAAATGAATTAGTTTTTCAAACTGAAGCCTGCGCCAGTTATAGTCTGTAGGGTAATGAGGAAACCCTTGAGCCTTAAATTTCTCATAGACTTCATTGATAGCCTCATCACTTACTTGAATTGACATTGTGACATTATCTCCGTAAGACACGCCAATAGATTAATTTCTTGATCTGCTACAAACGCTGACTTATACTGATACTCTCCCAATACTAAAACTGCATTAGGAATAGAACCAGGTTTCATATAGTCATACATCTTATCATATACTTTACGAAAAACTTTCACCGGATCATTATCTATATTATCTACCACCCATTTACGAACATTCTTAAAATCCTTTCCTTTTAAATGAGTCATCAATTCTTTTAAACTAACTTCTGCTATGTTTACAAGGATACCAGTATCTATTGTACCACTAACACTATATCTCTGTAACTCATTCAACACTCTCCTCCAATCAGGAAAGTGTTTCATAATAAGTTCTGCAATAACCTTCTCATTAAAGCCAATCTTTTCTTCTTTAAGAATACTCTTAACTCTAACCATAAAGTCATGTGCAAGTTGATTCTTATTACCATTAATCTTAAACTCAATGACTGAACATCGAGAATGTAATGGCTCTATGATTCTATTCTTAAAGTTACAGGTAAAAATAAACCGGCAGTTCTTATGGAATTCTTCAATGAACCCACGCAATGCCGGTTGTGTTGATTGTGGATTCAAGTAGTCAGCTTCATCTAGAATGACCACCTTATATCCGCCTTGCAACGATACAGTTGATGCAAATGTTTTAATCTTATTTCTTAATACATCTATACCAGATTCTTCACTACCATTGATAAGAATATAATCTCCATGCAGTTCCTCACACAGAGCTCTTGCTACTGTAGTTTTACCTACACCTGATCCACCCGCCAAAAGAAGATTAGGAATCTCCTTCTGTTTGACAAATTCTATAAATGTATTTTTGATTGATTCAGGAAGAATACAATCAGTTATTTTCTTGGGCCGATATTTCTCCACCCACAGAAATGTTTCCCTCGCCATAATTAATGCTCTCTCGCTCTACCTTCTACTTCTTTAATATCACCCTGCTCAAAATAACCGTAATGCCCACACCATGGACAATACAATTGAGCAGCTTTCATTATATACTCTGTGCCTATCGACCACCACCCTTGACAAACTTCACAAGTGTAATGGTGTAAGACTTCTATACTAGTCACTAGGTTGCTCTAAAGCTATCCAATAAGAAATATCTTTATGAGAATTTTTCCAATTTGATACTAGAGCTTCGGTAGAAACAGAAACATCATACTCACCAGGAATCATTTTAAGATTATCAACCTTATAATGAAACTTGAACTCACCTTGATTTTCAGCACCTTCAAGTTCTTTTGTAAATTCATTAGATGTAGTATTTTTCAAATCAGTTACTGTCATATATGTATCCGTTCCAGTTGAATGAAACACAACATCCGGTAACTGCATAACTGCCGCAGATTTTAAAATACTCCCCAACGTATCACCACACACTGGAAAATGAACATTAGTTTCTGGTGCATTAAATGACTCCGGTGGAGTTGTCAGAATGGACGGATCAGAAAAGAAATATTTGATCTTGGTTTTTCCACTCTTTACCACCAGAAAGCTATCATTATCAAATTCCAGTTCAGCATCTTTAGTCAAACTAAACACACCAAGAAATTCATTTAAATCATAGATACCGAATTCTTTGGGGAACTCCTCACCTATATTTGCCTCACCTAGAATATTCTTCATGGTGGACATCGTCCGAAGTTTACTACCTTCTTTCACCAGAATATTCTGGTTAACAGTAGAAAAATTCTTCAATACATCCAATGTTGCATCACTTAACTTCATCTTCACTCTCCGTATCATGTATATGTAACATGATTATTCCATAATGTAAAATCTTCATAAGGTCTGCTCGACTCTTACCATTCTTACGCCCATATCGTTGGGCATACTTTAAGATATTACCCATACAAAATCCTTCACCATGACCACTATCTTCTATAAACTGTGTGGCCTGATACTTACGTTTGGCATAATGCTGATCATAAGTGCTGTCTACATACTTCTGTAAGTCACGAATAACTTTATCTTCACTAAATGCATAATTAATTGCCATAGTTTATTATCTCATATTTTAAT